TTACTGGTTACAGAATATCTGGAAATGATAGGAGGAAAGCAGAATGTCTAAAGATTTTAACGTATTCGATTCGCTTGGAAGCTTCGCACCGAAACTTAGCCAGGGAGAAGAAATCTACAGAGATCCATATGAGCTGGTGCCGTCAAACAATAATTTCTATTCTCCACAGGTGATCAATGAACTGGCAGAGTCAATTCTTCAGTTCGGACAGCTTCAGCCGGCAGTAATCGACAACAGAGACGGAAAAGATTATGTGATTGCCGGACATACAAGACGTCTGGCAATGATCAAACTGATCGAGGAAGGGCACGAGGAATTCAGAAAGATGAAGTGCCAGTATCTTCCAAGAAAAGAAATAGAGGACAAGTTTGGAGAGGATACAGATCTAGCCATAGAGCTGATCGAAATGCAGACGAACCTGTACCGTGAAAAAACCGACTGGGAGAAGATGCAGGAAGTTATCCGAACTGAAGAAATCGTGAAAGAAATGAAAGCTTCCGGAAGAATCCGAGATAACGTGCAGAAGATTTTAAGAGTATCCGGCGGGCAGCAGGGAAGATATCATGCGATCCATACAAGCTTATGCGAACAGTTAATGTCTGAGTTCAAAGAAAATCGGATCAGAGGCACTGTTGCATATGAGTTATCTAAATTATCACCGGAATTTCAGAAGTTGGCTTGTGAATTATTCCAGAAAGACGGAACGCTCAGTCTGGAAGATGCAAAAAAACTGTTAGCGCAGGAAAATGCAGAAAAGAACATTCCTGGTCAGATGAGCATAGAACAGGCCACAGGTCAGTTAAGGCCAGAAGCAGATACAACTCCAATCGACATAGAGACACAGATTAAGAGATTATACGATGGAGCACAGAAACGCCTCCAGGAGCGCATCCAGAACCGGGACAAGATGATGGTACCAATGCGTTTGAGAGATCTCTATAACGGTTCAAGAATCCAGAACGGATACTTGAATTACAGAGCAGAAAAGGCTTGCATCGTATTTAATCCTGGTACCAGCCAGGAAGAAGAAATTCACTGGAATGATCTTGCGGATATCCTGATACAGAAATATGGAAAAGAGCCAAAACCGGTCAAAATGACCACAATTGATGCACCTGAGAAACCAAAACAGAAAGAAGAACACAAAGTAGAAATCAAGAAACCTGACGGAAAAGCAACAGCATATCTTAATTATGCAGCAGAACATCTTATACATAGCTGGAGAGATTGGTTCATTGAAGACTATCATAAACGAGTTATCAGTGTTTCAGAGAGTCCAAAAGAAATAAAGAAGAAAATAGCCGGACAAAGCAGGGAATGGCATTTTAGCACAGGCACAGGAGTAGCATCGATAAATTTGTTTGATGAATATGTCCAAATCTGGAATGAAAAAGCAGAGTGCATCGGAAATTTTGATTGGTTCTATTTAGCTAAGTCTATTCAGAGCATGTGGAATGTGGTTGCACTGGAAGAAACTAAAAAGAGTTGCCAACCGGCAGCAGAAACGCTGGACAAAAAGCAGCAGGAAGACCATACCGGCGAAACTACCGAAACGGTAAAAGATGTTGTAAATACAGATCTTCCAGCCGCTTGGCCAGACTGCTTAAAAGATCTTCCAATTCCGACAGATACAGAGATTACAGATTTCCTTTATCGAAAAGAAACAAGGCTAAAGGAAATGATAAAAGTCGAAGAAGAAGAGCCTGGATTCCCACACATGATACTTATGCAGCAGCAGATGCTCGTTGCCGGACTGAGAATAATCAAGAATATTGTTGAAGATTGCCAGGGTGAAGAGGCAGAAGAGCCGGAACAGGTGCCGCTTCCGATCATGAAAAATAATGATCAGAGGAAGGAATGGCTAAGAAACTACAAGGATTGGGGCATCTGGTACGAAGACAAGAATACAGGAATCAAATATTACAAATATGACTTTGAGAATGGAGCACGTCTGATCGCAGAAGAATACGAACCAGATTTAGGAATCAATAAAAGCTGGTGGGCGTCAAGCGTAACAGAAACATATTACATGCACCTGGTAGGAGGACCTGAACCAGATAAGGCTGGCGGCGCGCCAAAGTGGACATATCATACACGATATAACAAATATCCAAACAGCGAGTCAGAACTTGTAGAATTCTTGAAGGAGATTCAGAAATGAGCAAATTAGATCAATATATGCAAGGACGCACAGAGGGCATGGAATTTGCCCTCCGCCTTGCGAAAGATAAAGGAATAGAAGAGCTGGAGAAAGAAGTCAGATTCCGCAACCGAACAGGAGTCTCATTAAACCTTACCAGACAGGAGATAGCCGCCGGATCCGACAAAATCAAGAATATGACTTTTGATACCATGTTGGCAATGAGCCTTATGACCTTAAGAGACGAATTCGACTTCGGAAAGAAACGTCTGGAAAGATTCAAGGACAGATTTACCGAGAAAGCCGCATCTCTGGCAGAAGACTATTGCACATGGTTGGATATAGTAGATGCACTCAAGGAAGAGACTGGAATAGAATTAGAAATCCGTTTAAACGACAAGAAATGACCGATTCGGTCACTAAAAAAGGGTGCCCTAAAATTCACATAGATACATATCCTTCCTGCGTGAGCCTGTCAGATCGCAGGAAGGGGAAAGGAGAAAGAATGAAGCTGATTGATGCAGACAGCTTTAAAAAGCAAATTGCGGCAATGACAGCTGCACATAATTATCCAGTAGAAACAGCCAACGCATTATGCAACTTGATAGATAAACAGCCAGTTGCGTTTGACACAACGAAAGTTATTGAACGATTAGAACTATTAATAGCATATGGCGCATGTACAGACTGTGAGAAATGCAGATATTACAGAATGGAATGCTGGAACGGAGAAATGGGTGAAAAAATCGCACTTGAAAAAGCAATCTCAGTTATACGAGAAGAGGAGGAAAAGAATGGAAAGGACTTGTAAAACTTGTATCGATAATGACTGCGGTCTCTGTGATCAGAAAGGAATCCTCGTAGATGATGACGATTCCTGCGAGAAGTGGAGGGGGCAGCAGGAATGGAAGGATAAGATGTTAAACGCCTTTCTGAGAGGACATTAACATGGACCAGGAAGGATTATTGTTCCCAAAAACACCGGGGAAGAAAAAAAGGAAACATCACTCAAGAAGCATTATCCCAGGAGACAACCCGAAGGCCTGCTACATATGCCAGAGCCGGAGAAACATAGAAGAGCACCACATATTCTTCGGATCCGGACTTAGAGACATATCAGAAGAAAAAGGCTTGAAAGTACATCTCTGCATGGAACATCACCGCACAGGATCCAGAGCAGCACACAACTGCAAGGAAGTTAACCTGTACTTCAAAAGAGTAGCTCAGAGAGCTTTTGAGAACCAGATCGGCAGCAGGGAAGAATTTATGCAACTAATCGGCAAGAATTATCTGTAAGGAGGAACAGTAATGATAATCAGAAGCCAGGACAAGATGGCATTGGTCAACATTGAAGGAAATAAAATAGACATTGAGTATGCAGGAGACGGAAAACATGGAGTTTATGCGTCATTTAAGTACTGCGCAGCACTTGGCACATATTCTTCAGAAGAAAAGGCCATCAAGGTGCTGGATATGATTCAAGAAGCATATGCAGATTTTGAAGCATCGAAAATCACTAGCGCAGGATTGGCAACGACGGCATACACGGGAAGCTATAAAACTCCTGATAGTGTATCAGTTGGAATCAAGGTGTTGAAAGGGTACGCGGAAATGGTAAAAGAATCATTAGTCTTTCAAATGCCAGAGGATAGTGAGGTGGAAGCATGAGTGGCGAAATGACACTTGTTCAGAATGAAGATGGTGCATTTAGCGCATACGATGATACCTATGACATTGTAATACATTGCGAAACGGAAGATGAACAGAAGAAAGTTATTGAGCGTTTGTCTATTGACTGGATTCCTGTCAGTGAGAGACTACCGGAAGCAAGCGGTACGTATCAAGCGACTTGCATGGACGGAAGAATATATCGTTCAACCTATGCGAAATTCCAGTGCAAGTTGAAACGATGGGAATTAACTGGTGCTAGGTCGTATTGGAAGGTCATAGCCTGGATGCCGCTTTCGAAACCATATAAGGAGAACTAAATGGGAAGATGTAAATTAGATTGTCCGGATGGTGAAAGAGAGTGCTGCATCTGCTGTGAGAAACAAGGAACATGCGATTATTGTTGCAATGCTATAAACATACATGAATATGCAGAGGAGTGTAAGAATTATGAGACTGATTGATGCAGATAAGTTGATATTACATTTAAACGATTATGCCCTGCAAGAATGCCCAAGCAATGTAGAATCTGCTGAGGACAGAAAAATTTCAAGGGAAGTATATTTTGCGATCCAGAATTGCATGAAAGCAGTAGAAAAACAGCCGACAGCTTTTGATGTGGACAAGGTTGTGGAGCAGTTAGATACATACATAACAAAGCTGGTTGGAAGAAATTCCGCACTATATCAGACAGTTATGCAGATCGTGAAAGGCGGTGGAGTTAAATGAGAGAAATTCTTTTCAAGGCAAAGCGGATTGATAATGGAAAATGGGTTGAGGGATATTATTACAAAATATCTGAAACAACCTATTGTTTTAAAGAGGACTATGAACGGAAACCAGTACCAGAACATCACTATATTTTGCAAGAGAGAATGACTGACTGGGGACTCCCAAATCAGATGGTACAGATTGAAATTGATCCAAAAACCCTCTGCCAGTTCACCGGGATGACCGATAAGAACGGGGTGAGAATCTGGAAGAATGATATTGTTGAGGCATGGAGCCAAGGCTCAAGAGCAATAGGTACAGTTAAACAGCGTGTAGATGGACTGTGGATTATGTCTCCAGCTTGGCAGAATCATGAGTTCTGGGAGTTG